AAATGCTGGCAGACTTAGCCCAGCTAGAAGTGCTGTAGATGGTGCTAAATCTTTATATGATAACACTGCAGGTAAAATTTTTAATAAATTAAAAAATAAAATTAAAAATAAAGCCGCAAGACCCTTTAAAAAAATGGGTGGTGGAATGATGATGAAACAATATAATAAAGGTGGTTCTGTTACTGCTGGCTGCAAGCTTGGTAGAAACAAAGCAACAAAACTTTATTAGTTGCTATTCAGCCACGGTAAGGCTAAAAGGATAAATATATATGGCTGTTGAGAAAAGTAATATTCCTGAAATAAATGAGGAAGAAAAAGTAGAACTTCAAGAAGGCCAACCTATTATAAATGACAAAGTAGATGAAGTAACTGTAGAAGGTGAAGAAGTTGAAGAACCTAATATAGAAGACGACTTTAATGCAAACCTTGCAGAAGGTATGGATGAAAGAACTTTATCTCGTATGGCAACTGAGCTAGTTGGTGATTATAAAAAAGATAGAGAATCAAGAAAAGATTGGGAAGAGGCATATATAAAAGGCTTAGATCTTTTAGGTGTTAAATATAGAGAAGTAACTAAACCTTTCAAAGGAGCATCCAATGTCACTCATCCGTTGCTCGCGGAATCTGTTACACAATTTCAAGCACAAGCGTATAAAGAATTAGTACCCTCTGATGGCCCGGTAAGAACTCAAATTGTAGGAGTGCAAACTCCACCAATAGAGTCACAAGCAGATAGAGTTAAAGAGTACATGAACTACATGTTAATGGAGAAGATGGAAGAGTATACAACGGATATGGACCAGATGCTTTTTTATCTACCGTTGTCCGGTAGCACTTTTAAAAAAATCTATTACGATTCATTAATGCAAAGGCCTGTATCTAAATTTATTCCCGCAGAAGATTTAGTGGTTCCTTATTATGCTTCCGATTTAAAAGATACGGATAGAATTACACACGTTCAAAAGATGACGGAAAATGAAGTCTTAAAACAAATGGCAGCAGGTTTTTACCGTGAGGTAGAGTTGGCTAACAGCAACGAGACAACGGACAACGTGCAAGAAAAAATTAATGAGTTAGAGGGTGTTAAAAATACAGGGGATGATACTTTAAATACTGTTCTTGAAATGCATGTTGATTTACATTTAGACGATTATGAAAAATTTGATTCAAGAGCTAAGAGTATTAAGATCCCTTATGTTGTAACTATTGATGAAGGTTCAAATGAAATTTTATCTATCTATAGAAACTACAGACCAGATGATCCTACATACAAAAGAATAGAATATTTTGTACATTATAAATTTTTACCTGGTTTAGGTTTTTACGGCTTTGGCCTTACACATATGATTGGTGGTTTATCTAGAGCTGCAACACAATCTTTAAGACAATTGATAGATGCAGGTACTTTAAAAAATTTACCAGCAGGATTTAAATCACGTGGTATTAGAGTTAGAGATGATGACCAACCAATTCAACCAGGAGAGTTTAGAGATGTTGATGCACCTGGTGGAAATATAAGAGATCAATTTTTTAATTTACCCTTTACAGAACCTTCAACTACCTTATTTCAACTTTTAGGTTTCTTAGTTCAAGCAGGACAAAAATTTGCAGCAATAACAGATAACAATATTGGTAATGATGCTCAAAACAGAGCGGTTGGTACTACAGTTGCTATGATGGAAAGAGGATCACGTGTAATGAGTGGTGTCCATAAGCGTTGTTACTACGCGATGAAGATAGAATTTAAAATTTTAGCTAGAATTATGGGTGAGTTTTTACCCCCGGAATATCCTTACGATGTTTATGGTGGTCCAAGAATTATTAAAGCACAAGATTTTGATAACAAGGTAGATATTTTACCGGTCGCTGATCCAAATATTATGAGCATGGCTCAAAGAGTTATGCTTGCACAAACACAGCTACAAGTAGCACAATCAAATCCACAGATACACAATATTCATGAGGCATACAGAAGGGTTTATGAAGCGTTAGGTACCAAACAAATTGAAGCATTATTGAAACCACCGCCACCGGCTCCCGAACCAATGGATCCAGCAAAAGAAAATGCACGTGCCCTACAGATGCAACTACTAACTGCTTTTGAATTCCAAGATCACGATGCTCATATTGCAGCTCACATGGCGTTTATGCAATCTAGAATGGTTCAAATTAATCCACCTGTTTATGCTTTATTACAATCTCATATTTCTGATCATGTTTCGTTTAAGGCAACACAAGAAGTTAGAGAACAATTAATGAATGATCCTAATATGGTCATGCTACAACAATCAAATCCACAAGAATTTAAAATTAGGTTTGATAAAGCAGTCGCAACTGCTGTTGCAGAAATTACAGAACAATTAATTCAAGGGGAAATGCAACAGGCAGCAGGAAAACAAGACCCACTTGTAAAATTAAAGCAGCAAGAGATAGATTTAAAAGCTATGGATCTTCAAAGAAAATCGGAAGAGACAAAAATGAGAGCACAAATGGATATGCAACAAGAAGCATCGAGATTAGATTTCCAATACGATAAGTTAAGCGAACAATCACAACAGTCTGACGAACGATTAGCAGTAGCGAGAGAAAAAATTGCCAAGAAGTAATGAAAAAGGATTAAGTGGAGGCGTACGTTACGGCCCACCGCCTAAAAAAGGGCCAAACTCACAAGGACTAACCCGAAAGAAGTTTAAAAGTGTTAAGCAATACACCAAAAAACTCATACGAAAGTCTTCCAGTACAGTCTAAGTTAATTTTTTTAGCTGGAATATTTGATGGAGAAGGAAGTTTTGGCATTTGGTCAAAGGGAATAGGAAGAAAAAAAGAATTTGCCTGCACAATAGAGATGACGGACCAAGATACACTCCAAAAATTTGTAGAAATGTTTGGAGGACAGCTGTTTCCTTGTAAAATAAGAAAACCACACCATACCCCTACCTGGAGATGGAGACAGAACGGCTACAGGGCTTTTAAAATAATGGATAAAATGATAGACTTCATGAGTATTAGAAGACAGGATAAATATTATGTGGTTAAGCGCGATAAAATTAGCGGCACAAGCAGGTACGCACATCTTTAAGAAACGTCAAGAGACAAAGATGTTGATGGCGGACGCACAAATGATGCACGCAAGAAAGATGGCTCAAGGTGAAGAAGCTTACCAAGGTAAACTTTTAGAATCTAGAAATTCAGACTGGAAGGACGAGGCCGTTTTGATAATTTTAAGTTTGCCTATAGGAATTTTGGCGTGGGCAGTCGTATCGGATGATCCGTCAGCCATGGATAAAGTAAAATTGTTTTTTGACATGTTTTCACAGCTCCCTTCATGGTTCACAAATCTTTGGATCCTTGTCGTGGCCTCGATATATGGAATTAAGGGAACTCAAATCTTCAGAGGCGGAATGAATAAGGATAAAAAATGAAAATAATAACTTTATTAATTTATGATTGGTCAACTAAATTAGCTTCATGGTCTTGGACAAAATTATATAAAAATAGAAATAGTATTGGTTATAAAAATGCCCAAAAATAAAAAATTAAAAGTTGCACGACTTGGAGTAGGGGGTCAAAGCCCAGGACCTAAAGGACAAAGAGGAGGAAGTAACACTACTGCTCCTGGTGGTGGTGGAGACGGACCATCTAAAATTGGTCCAGTTGTAAAAGACGTTCCATTTAAAAAACCTTTAGGAAAAGTTACATCAGCTATTTTATCAAGTACAATTCCTTTTTTAGGATCAGCAATTAATTATGGTGCTAAACAAAACTACAAAGGTAGACAAAAATTTTCAAGAAAAGAAGGCTTGTATAGAGATTTTTATAGAACAACAGGTAAAACTTTACAGCCCAATTCACCTACTGGAAAAAAATATACTAAAGATGCGGGATACAATAAACAAACTACTACTATTGATCGAGATGAGGGGAAAATAATTTTACCTAAACCCACTCAAGCTGCAACAGCTGCAACAGTTAATGAAACTTCTTACAAAAGACCAAAAGTAACTGATGGTCTTTTTAATTACACTGTAAGCTTAAATAAGGGCGGAATG